TACAAATGAGAAGTTAAGAGATATACTATTATTAGTCTCTGTAGGAAATGGAGTACTACCTGAGAAGCCCTCATGATCAAAGGTTATGTCTAGCGTGATAGAGGCCCCTGTAACCAACTCAAATGGCATAAGGTCTAACAATACCACTGAAGCAGGGATTGTCTCAGGACCGCCAAAATTATAGATACCTGAGGTAAGAGAATTTATTATCTCAGAGTTGTCAATCTCATCAGATATCAAAGCAGTAGAGTACTCAAGCTTTACTGTATTACCATTAGCATCCACCATGTCATATCCCTCAACATAGTTACCATACATGAGTCTGTTACCCATGATGGTCTGAGCCTTAGCTAGTAGTGGTACGTTGTCATACAGCCTAAGTAGTTCACTATCAGGTAGAATGGTAAATATCTTGCTGTTTGTAAATGTGTATGTACGGTTAGAGTTGTTTGTTAGTCCTAGGTCAGCCTTGTTAAGCTTCTCAATAACCTTTATCACATTGCTGTTGGTCTCCTTAAACAATAAGTCAATGCCAACTACAAGTGGTCCACCTGTATTGTAAGTTACTCTAGCACCATTAAATTGATTCTGCATACCCTCATTGAGGTAGCTATTAATGCTAAAGCTAAATGGCTTAGGCTGAAACGCAGGAGCAGACCACTGAGATGTGGCAGAGTACTCTCCATCCTCATACTCGTATCGATACGCAAAGCATATGTACCTGCTCTCTAGGAAATTATTCTGGTCACCTGTGTTAATTAACTCAACGCCAGGAGATTCAACCGGTGGCTTCTTAATAACAAGAATAGACTCAGCACTAAACTGGTCTATGTTACCAACAGGATCCGCATAGTTCTTCAATATGTTTACTACCCTTGGTGGGTTATAGTCATCAGTGAAGAATATTAAGTTGTCAATAATGCTTACCCCTGTAATTAAATACTCAGAGTTAAAGTTTAACGTAGTATTGACTCCATTGCCATCGTTGATACTAATCAGGTGGTAGGTTAATATGTTGTTGTACACGTTGAATGACACAATCATATCAAGCTTACCCGTAGCACCTACTGGGAAGTTGGAGTCATGAATAAACCAATAGATAGTTTCGTTTGTGTTATCGGCTATAGTGCCTATGCATCTAGCTGAAGAACTAAGTGCTGTTCCATTAACATACTTAATTGTAGTTAACTTGCTATTGCCCTTAGTATTTTCAATGACACCAATCTCAGAGTTTTCAGTAGAACCCATGCGAACATTAAGCGCATCGATATACTCCCCATCAGGAATTAGTCGTTCATCAACGACCTTATTCATTCTCCCAGCTATGAAATTTCTTGTGATGTTAGTCATATTATTTCAACCACTTGTCCATGCCACGTAGATTCATTAATAGTCTTCCTGGGTGAATGTTGCTCAATCTTATTTTAGAATTTCTAAGCAGAGCAGTCTTCTCTTTTCTTGCACGGTTTACAATGTACTCCTGTACGCCAAGCTTTGAGTTTAGGATTTCATACGTAATGTACGCATAAATAAATTTTTCAAACAATTTATTTACACTAACACTTGCATCATTCCCATTCTCCATCCCATCAGATATGTACTCCAATATCACAGACTGACCATACATGTCTGAGTTAAAGTTAATCACACCACTCTTAGCATCAATATTAAAGGTAGGATTGAAGTTAGCAGTCTCAGTGTTTAGACCATATCTCTGGCCTAGTCCATACTCAAAGCACCAGTTGCCATCACCCAAATCCCATCCCTCTTCACCATCGTATCCGCTCTGAGGATTTAAGTATATACTTTTCTTGATACCCTCTAACCTCTGCAAATCAATCTCAGAGAACTCAGGAGACAAGGCATTACCTTGCTGATCAAATAATATCTTACCAGTGTGGTCCTGAAGGTAAGCCAAGGAAGAAAGCACTTGAATGTTCTCAGTAAGTGGTCTCAAGTAACCATCCTTATACAAGTTCACCCTAACCCAGTTGACATAGTCAGATGGTAGAATATACTTGAGTGAATCATTGACAGTTAGCTCAAGAACTTTTACCTGCTTAAACGCATCATAGTTTAGTTCTTGTATTGCTCTCTTGGCATGAAACAGAATTTTATATCGCTCCTCATTATTAATCAATGAGTGGTTTCCAGCGTACATCAACAGGAAGTTGTTGACAATATCCTGTAAGCTAACATACTGATATGACCCCCAGTTTGCGTCTACAGGAGTAGCCCCATTATTTTCGTAGTACTGATATTGACTGATGTATGCCATGATTATTGCGATTGTTTTTGTTCTTCAGCTCCACCAAATTGAACTGCCTCAATCTCACGTATAGACATACCGGCATACTGAAGAATTTTTGTGACTAATTTTATTTCATCCTCTATAGGTAGCTCAAAGTCTTGGTATCCTAAACCAGCCGATTGATTGAACACAGGCTCACCATTAGTTAGCGTAGTGAACGTCCACTTCGGATCCTTTGGATACCTAAAGTAGTTGGCATCCACCTCGTTAGCAAGATTAATAGTAGCAGGATATACCGTTAGTATACTCCCTTCTTGAGTATACGCTGGATATGTTTCGGTAGGAGCAGTCAAGTTCGAGTTAACAAGCATTGTAATCTTACCATGAGTCACCTTATCTGCCTCGCCCTTAAATACTCTAGTGGCACCTGATGCATCATAACAAAGAATCTTATTGATCATGAAGTAATCGAAACCAGTCGTAGTTACCGATGGTAAATAAAATCTGTTTGTAGCTGGAGCTACCTGCGTAAGAGTAGATGTCGTAGCAAATATTTCAATCGCTTCCTCTAAAGCTTTTCTAACATCTGCATAGTCAGTACCTGAAACACGAGCATTCTCTTTATTAATGGTATTGTTATACTCAGAGAAGTACTCCTCAAAGATTTCTAGCTGAGCCTGCTTGGCAAACAGGTTGAAGTCAGAGGGGGAGATGTATCCGTAATTATTCTTGTTCAGAATTGCCAATACGGTATTTCGAACTGAGTTGATCATTCTAGTCTTTTTACAAATATAAACAAAAAAAAAGAGGGTGTTATTACACCCCCCTTTTTAAACATTCAACACAAAAATGAAAGACTACTTTACAAATCTAAATTATTTTCTAACATTTTCAAAGCATCAATACCATCATCTGTCTTTAAAAATTGAGACACGGCAAAGTATGGGTCCTCACCATAAGACACAGTGAGCATTTTCTTCTTTACTGAAGGGGTATTAAACCACACTTCCTTGTTGTTATTCCTAAATGTCAACAGCTTATTCTCAAAGAATACGTGTATGTTTGACTGAAGCTTTAGCATTGGATCATGTAGGATATTTAAGAATCCTCTTGGATCTCTCTTTGCGTAAATCAAGATGTCACGCTTAAGCTCAGATGTTGTAGACTTGTTCGGATCTTTACCAAACAAAACTCTAGAGATTGTCTCAAGCTGATCTACACTAAGTTGACGTGCTTCAATCAATGCATCTACTTCAGCTGTAAGCTTCTCTACTTCCTTAGCTGCGTCCTTCTCATAGTCAACCTGAATAAATGAGATACCATTTAGTGGGTGATAGTGTAGGAACTGCTGTAGTACGGGGTTAGTTCTTGGAACTGATAGGAAGCCATTCTCAAATACGATTGGCTCTACGATTGCGTTGCCATCTTGCTCATCCTCGAATGGAGACTTCTGATTGATGGCATACCTTAATGTCCTGTTGACATTATTGTCTTCATCAAAGTAAAGGAGTGGGTACCTTCTAGTATTCCTTGATGGTAAAGTGAATGATAAAGGAGCAGACTCTCCCTTTAGTTTATAGACTTTGTCAGAACTTATTACTGCTTTTTTCATTTGATTAGATTTAAAGATTTAAAATAGAGGGAGCCACAGCGACTCCCTCGGTTAATTATTACTTCTTTCCTTTGTACTTATTAACTACTTGTCTAGCCGCAGACTTACCAATTCCAGCTCCGCCTCCAGCTCTAGCTATATTTCCTTTTGATGTAACCTTTCCAGCTGCATTCCTAACCATATAGTTATAGGTCTGCTCATCTGGCTTATTCATACTTGTAGTATCAATTGACATCTTATACCCCTTACCAAGATTAACATCCATTAATGGTGCTCTTTTATTAATAGTGCTAGGCTTCTTTGCTGCAACAGCAGGTGCAGGAGCAGCAGCTTTTTTAGGAGCAGGTGCAGGAGCAGCAGGCTTTTTAGCAGCAGGCTTCTTTGCAGCAGCAGGCTTTTGTGCGTTCATTGCATTAGCAACTTGTCTTCCAAAATATTGCATTCCAGCGGAATCAGTTCTACTACCTGCCGCAGGTTTACTTTGTTTAGGACCAGGTCCTATTCCTTTCTTTGCCATTGTCTTATTTGTTTAAATGTAAAGGAGAGGCCAATCGGCCCCTCCATTATTTAGAATTAGGCTCCGTATCTGAACAACACGAAGTTGTTTGCACCCAAGGTACATACACAACGCTCAGACAAGAAGTTGACCTCCATCGCATCGAGATCGCTAGTCTGTGCACCACCGGCAGAACCTGTGATCCAAGTCTTGTATCTACGATCTTCAGTCTCAGACGCTCTGTAACGAACGTGCAAGAATGGACGCTTAGCATTCTTACCAAGGA